TATCTGTAGCATATGGCTCCCCCGAAAAAAGAAAGAAAATTATAAGCGAGGGAGCGGATTATGTCATTATAAACTATGATGGTATAGGTATAGTATTAGATGAGATAAAGAAAGGTGGCTTTGACCTTATTGTGGTAGACGAAGCCACTCATTATAAAAATGCCCAAACAAGGCGCTGGAAATTACTACGTCAGCTAATACACGATAACACGTGGCTGTGGATGATGACAGGTACACCCGCGGCTCAGAACCCTACGGACGCATATGGACTGGCTAAATTAGTTAACCCGAATAGAGTACCAAGATTCTTTGGGGCGTTTAAAGATATGGTTATGTTTAAGGTATCTCAGTTTACATGGAAGATTAAACCCACTGCTACAGATACAGTATTCAGAGCGTTACAACCTGCTATACGTTTTACGAAAGACGAATGCTTAGACTTACCTCCTATGGTATACACAAAAAGGCAAGTAGAACTGACAATCCAACAGAAAAAATATTACAAAGAACTCAAAACAAAACTTGTACTAGACATTACAGGTGAGCAAATAACCGCCATAAATGCAGCTGTAACCCTTAACAAGTTACTACAGATATCAGCAGGGGCAGTTTATACTGATGATAGCGAAGTTTTAGAATTTGATATTAAAAATAGATACAAAGTGCTACGGGAGGTAATAGACGAGTCAAGCCAGAAAGTATTAGTATTTGTACCTTTCACCCACGTTATAGATATACTAACAAATAAGCTAAGAGCGGAGGGCATAACTACTGACGTTATACGAGGAGATGTTCCTGCATATAAACGGACTAACATATTTAAACAATTCCAAGAAAATGTTGACCCACAGGTACTCGTGATACAGCCTCAAGCAGCTTCACACGGTGTTACGTTAACACGGGCTAACACAGTTGTATGGTGGGGACCTACAAGCTCACTAGAAACATACGACCAAGCAAACGCTAGAGTGCATAGGTCTGGGCAAAAACATAAATGCACTGTTGTGCAACTACAAGGTTCTGACGCAGAAAGACACGTTTACAAGTTATTAGATAACAGAATAAACGTACACACAAAATTTATAGAACTTTACAAAGAAATACTTGACTAACGTATATTATGGTACTATATGTTAAAGACTAGAGTATAAGAGGAGAGAGATATGAGTGATGAAGTAAAGCCTGATAGGCTTGCAAAAGCATATTTACGGATAAGAGCAGAAAGATCTTTATTGTCCGCTGAGTTCAAAGAAAAAGACGGAGAGCTTATCAGACAAATAGATCGTATAAAACAGGCGATGCTTGAGCATTGTGAAGCCCACAATGTAGAGAGCGTAAGAACTTCTGAAGGTCTATTCTTTAGGTCTAACAAGACTAAGTATTGGACAAGTGATTGGGATGCTATGCACAAATTTGTTATTGAACATAAAGTCCCACAGTTTTTTGATAAGCGTCTTAACCAGACTAATATAAGAGAGTTTTTAGAAGAGAACCCCAACCTTGTACCAGATGGTCTTGAGGTTGAAAAAGAGCTAACTATTTCTGTGAGGAAGAAGTAATGGATGAACCTTATGTACCGATAGAAGACGTAGCAAAACATTTTACTGTGTCCATATCAACTGTACGTGCTTGGGTGCGTCAAAAACACATTCCAGAGGATACTTATGTAAAAATAGGTAGTACTTATAGGTTTCGTGTTAGTGATGTAGCCGAGGCACTAACTAGAGTTACGAGTAGTCGAAGTGAAGAAACAACAGATCTAGACCCATTTGAGGATCTGGACGAAGATGTATAATATATAAAGAAGGAGAGATACATGGAACAATATATTATAAAGAACGTAGAAGCCCTATGGCCTAAGATAAACCGTACTTATCATTTTGATAGTAACGAAGGTAGATCTATGCCATGTGACCCAAAAGACGCAAATGCAGAATATTCTATACAGTTTCGTATGGATAATGATACAGCAAAGAATTTATTTATTGCTATGTCTAACTGCTATACGTCTAATAAGAAGGACAAATGGGCAGATAAACTAGAAAGACCTTTTGTTAAGGATGATGAAGGTCGATTTACCCATAAGTCAAATCTTAAGGGTATGTATAAAAACGAAGTAACTAAGAAACCCCTGCAAGTAGATGCAAAGGGTAGCAAGTTACCTGACGATTTTTTACTGACGACAGGTAGTACTGTTAATGTAGCTGTACAATTTGTACCTTATGACATGGGTGGAAAACAGGGCGTGTCATTAAGATTGAAAGGCGTACAGGTTGTTAAGTACATACCTATTGAAGAAAGAAATCCTTTTGAATCCGTTGAAGGGTTCACTATTAATGCTGACAGTCCTTTTGAAAAAGAGGAGCCTGTTGCAGAGCCAAAGAAAGTTGTTAAGAAGTCTATACCTCCCACCCAAACGACTGATGACGACTTAAGTTCTATAGTTGACAACTGGGACGACTAGTAGAACTTCACCACGACTAGGTAATTACCGAAAGAATATTGTGCCATATTCTGTCGTGGTGTCTTCGGCACACATTGGGTGGAGAACATGGAAACGAAAGAATTTTTAAAGAGAGTATTGGGTGATGGATATTACTCTGTACTAGGTCTTGGTGATAGACAGGTGCAGACATTCCACACTTCAATAGATAGTGTCATTGAACAGGCACGGGAGTTGGACAGGCAAGGGCAAAATGCTTACTTTGGCTTGTCTACATTTGAAACAGATAAAGACAGAAAAGTAACAAACGTAAAGAGTTTAAGTTCTTTTTACTTAGATTTGGACTGTGGCGTAGGTAAGGAATATGAAAACCAGAATGAAGCGTTTAAGGATTTAAAGAGATTTCTTAAAGAAACTGGCATCCCAAGACCCATGCTTATAAATTCTGGTAACGGTATACACGTATATTGGGTGTTAAAAGAAAGTGTATCTTATGAAGAATGGTATCCTGTAGCCCTGGGACTGAAAAGTATGTGTACACAGCATAACTTGTTAGCGGACAGTAGTGTAACTGCCGATGCCGCGCGTGTACTTAGAGTACCTGAGACACATAACCATAAACGAGGAGAGAAAAAACCTGTAGGATTTTTTGGCACGGGGGAGTTTAGAGAAATAGACTTCATCGAATTTGCGTCATTAGTGGGGGCAAGTAGTACCACACCTCCTATGAAAGTAGATAACGAGGAGAGCGCATTTGTAGAAGCTATGAAAGCTAATTCTGAATATTCTTTTAAAAATATTCTAGCAAAAACCGTACAAGGTAACGGGTGTGAGCAGTTAAAAAATATAATCGAAAACCAACAGGATATAAGTGAACCTCTATGGAGGGCAGGGCTATCTATTGCTACGTTTTGTAATGACTCTGAAAGGGCTGTCCATAAGATGTCACAAGGACACCCAGAATACAGTAAGAGGTTAACAGAAGATAAGGCAAAGTTAATAAAAGGTCCTTACCTTTGCAGTTCATTTGCTGAACAGAACATAGAGTTATGCACAAATTGTAGGCATTGGAATGAGATATCCTCTCCTATAGTACTTGGTAAGTCTATTAAAAGGGCGACTTCGGAACAATCAGAAGTAAAAGGCATACCTAAGTACCCTAAACCATATTTTAGAGGGGAAAATGGAGGGGTTTATGTAGATTTTAAAACTGCTGATGGTGAGATGGAGCAGAAAATGATATACCAGAACGATCTTTATGTTGTTAAACGTGTTATGGACGTAGAGGTTGGGGAGGCTATTGTTATGAGGTTGCATTTACCCCAAGATGGTGCAAGGGAGTTTACAGTTCCGTTAACTGCTGTAACATCTAAAGAAGAACTACGGAAACATTTGTCTATGCAGGGCATAGCAGTATTAAGAATGGATGAGATTATGGCGTATACTACAACATGGGTTACACAGTTACAGGCTAAAAGTGTTGCGGAACAAGCACGTAGGCAATTTGGTTGGGTAGACGACGATTTTGAAGGGTTTGTACTTGGTAGTGAAGAAATAACTCCTAAAGAAGTTAAATTTAACCCCCCTTCTACCCCAACAGCGAGTTTATTTCCATCTTTTGAGCCGAGAGGTACGTTAGAGGATTGGAAAGATACCGTTAATTTTTATAACCGTGAGAGTTTTGAACTTCATCAGTTTGTTGTAGGTACATCATTCGGTTCCCCTCTTATGAGTTTTTCTCCTGTAAATTGCGCAGCTTTGCATATCTACAGTAAGGAGTCAGGGGTGGGGAAGACTACAGCTATGATAGCAGGGGCTTCCGTATGGGGTAATCCCGAAGATTTAATTATGCACGAACGAGACACGTATAACACCAAGATGAATAGAGGTGAGATATACCATAACTTACCAATGTACATGGATGAACTTACCAATACTTCAGGGAAAGAACTGTCTAACTTGGCGTACCAACTGACAGGTGGTAAACAACGTGGGCGTATGTCCGCAAATAGTAATGTGGAACGCCACAGAGGTGAGGCATGGAAACTATTGGCTGTAACTACAGGTAATACAAGTATGGTGGAGCGTATAAGTATTATAAAAGCTATGCCAAAGGCAGAAGCCCAACGAATACTAGAGTGTCGTGTAAGCAAGATGCACTTCGAGACAAAAGAAGAGACGGATATTTTTAGTTCTTGCTTACAGAATAATTATGGACACGCAGGTAAAATATACATTCGACATATAATGGAGAATAAAGAAGAAGTAAAAAAGATAATAAAGCAGGTTCAAGAAAAAGTAGATTTAAAAGCAGGGTTAACAGCGGAGAATAGATTTTGGTCTATACTTGTGACGTGTACTCTAACTGGTATCATACTAGCCAAAAGATGTGGGTTAGTTAATTACGATACTAAAAAGTTATTTAATTGGGCTATAGATCGTTTGAAAGAAAACAAACGCCAAGTCGAGGATATGAGTGTATCTGTGGAAGAGACATTGAACGATTATATTCACGAGCATTGGAGTAACGTACTATGGATAAAAAGTACAGATGATTTACGTAAACAAGATGGGGAGGGTACAACAACTCTAGTTATACCTGAAGCATTACCGAGAGGTAAGTTAGTAGCAAGATATGAGACTGATTTAAAACGTGCATATCTTATACCAAAACCATTAAAAGCATGGTGTGGCGAACAACAGATAAATTATAATTCTTTTATACAAGACTTAAAAACAAAACTTGGAGCTAATAACACTACAATGCGCTTGAGTAAAGGCACACATATGAACTTGCCTGTGACGAGAGTTATAGTAGTGGATTGTTCTATAGATAATGAAAATAAGGCAGGGGATACTTAAATCAGGGGATCTAAACCCTGAT